AAGAAAAAAAGTATTGAATAAAGGAATGGATGTTGTGGATAATAATTATACATATAAATTAAAAAATGGAATTACTAATATTAAAGGAGGAATTCAAGTATTAAAAAAAATTTCATATCCAAATGAAATAGTTAAAAATGCATTAAAAATAATGAATGATTTATATGAAATTTAAATAATCTATTCGTTTATATTTTAAAGAATAAGTGTTATTTATATTATAATAAAGATGTTTGGTAATTTTTTAACACCAGTAATTTTAGTAATTTTATTTGCAACATTATGTCTTTTAGCATACACTGTATATGTTTTAAAACGAAATTTAAATAATTTAAATCAAAATGTATTAGAACATTCGATGATATTACAACAAGTATTAAGGGATGACACTGTTTCAAATGAATTAAATAATAATAATAATAATACAATTGAAAATAGTGATAATAATACAATTGAAAATAATGACAATGAAACGGTTTTAAATAATAAAATTGTTGTGTCAGATAATGAAAATAGTGATAGTGACAGTGACAGTGATAGTGACAGTGATAGTGATAGTGACAGTGACAGTGACAGTGACAGTGACAATGAAGATAATGATGAACGTGACAACAATGTTGATTCATCAAGAAAAATATTATTAAGTTCGAATTTAGAACATTCAGTTGATCAATTTGGAGGACAATCAAACGAAGAAGATAGTGATAGTGATGACGAAGATCAAGATGACGATAAACATGGATTAATGAATATTGCAAATCATTTAAATGTCATGAATGAAGATGCGGGTATGAAATTAGAATCGGTTGTTGTAAAAAAAAGTAACGATGATAATACATTAGAGAAACAAATTATAGAAAAACTATACGAGGATGCAACTTATAATTTGGGTGAATTAACACTTGATGACAGTATTGATGTTGAACCAGATGAATCTATGACGTTAAATAAAAAACAAGAAACAAATTATAGTAGTAGCAGTGACAGCATGGGTTCTGATTCAGAAAGTGATACTGATGAATTAGATGAAAGTATTCAACATAAAGAGCAAGATACGAATAAAAAAATAGTTGAAATGCCAAATGACACATTGGATGGAAATTCAAATATTGAAACAAATTTTAAAAAATTAAAAGTAAGTGTTTTAAGGGAAATGGTTTATAATAAAAAATTGGTTGATTCAAAGAACAAGGCAAAAAAACTTAAGAAGGATCAACTAATTAATTTATTAACAGCTTAAAATATATATTATTCGTATATATTATATGAGTTTAAATAAATTTGATTCAAGTACTTACGATATTAATAATTCATCAAAATACTTGTTTTTTAAAAATAACGAACCGATAAACTTTAGTGGTGCGAAAAACAATATTATTAAAAATAGTAATGCTGTAAAAAGTAATGCGGATTATAGAAAATATTTAACAAATAATGCAAATAAGATTATAGAAAATAATTCTTTGTTAGCACAAAAAGAGTGTGGTTATTCAAAAAACTTGCTTCAATTGCCAAAATTAAAAAAACAATTATCACCATATGTTTATACAAAAGATAATATTAATAATATGTTAAAACCAGAAGGTTATGAAAATAGTGATTTAAAAGAAGATTTTATTAATACACAAAAAAGAGAGATGAATAAAAAATCATATACTTTATGATTTTTTTGGTATAAATTTATATATATTATATAATCTATCATAAATTATATAATATGAAAATATTGAGTATTGATGTTGGTATTAAAAATTTAGCATATTGTTTATTTGATATTAAAAATAATAAAACGTATGATATCATTTCATGGGGTGTTACAAATATTGGTAATACAAATAAAGAGTATAAATGTTGTTCAATAATAAAAAAACAGAAAAAAACAACAAATAATATATGTAATAAAAAAGCCAGATATGAAAAAAACAACAAATATTATTGTAAGACACATGCAAAATGCGGTGTTTTTTCGCTACCAACACAAGAACTAAGTATATCAAAATTAAATAAAATTAAAAAAATGAAACTACAAGATTTATATAAAATAATGTATGATTATGAAATACCACACGTTAAAAATGTTAAAAAAATTGTTTTAGTTGATCAAATAAAAAAATATGTAAATGAAAACTTTTATAATTATATAGAAAAGAAAAAACCAAGTAATTCACCAATTAATTTAGTAACACTTGGTGTTAATTTAAAGAGAGAATTTGATGTACTTTTTAAAAATCACGATATTTCAAATGTGTTAATAGAAAATCAAATTGGCCCATTAGCAAATAGAATGAAATCAATTCAGGGTATGATAACCCAATACTTTATAATGAATAATATTACAAATATAGAATATATTTCCGCAATGAACAAATTAAAACTATTTAATATTAAAAACAAACTGAATTATATCGAAAGGAAAAAAATGGGTATATCATTAACATTACAAATACTCAATAAAGAACAATTTAATAAAGAGTCACTCAATATTTTTGAAAATAGTAAAAAAAAAGACGATTTAGCGGATAGTTTTCTGCAATGTATTTGGTATTTAAAAAGTAAAAATTTGATTAATATGGATATTTCAAAATTAAATATATAATGCGGATTACTTAAAATTATTTGTTCTTGTTTAATCATAAATGAATAAGTTAAATGAACCCGAAATTATTGAATTAAATGCTTCAGAAACAATATCATTAAATATTAATGATAATAAAGAAATTAAAGAGATTAATACACAAAAGATGGCTATAGACGAAAAACCATCTGTTAATTTTGGAGGAGGTTTAGAATTTTTAATGAATAAAAAAATAGATGTAAAAGACAATAAAGGTACTATGGATAACGATTTAAAAGATTTAGATGAATTGGAGAAAGATTTAAACAGTTTGTCTGAAAATTTAAAAACAGATAATGCTCCTAATTTAAATGTATCATTTAATGATTCAACAAAAGTAAATTTAAATTCATTTGATTCGAATGTCAAATCAAATACAAATGGCTATACAGTTGGACAAGTAGGATCCGCGACAGCATCTGCTATGAAAGATAAAAAAACATGGGATGGGTTTGGAAAGTTTAACAATGTACCAATTAATAATAAAGGAAAGACCGAACCAACCCTATCTAAAAAAGAGGAATTAAGTGAGAAGTTTAAATATTTAAAAAAACTTGAAAAAATAGAGCGCAAAGGTATAACATTATCACAAAAATATACAATGGATTCTAAACTAGATGAAATGAAGGGGGAGTACGAACTAATTGTATCTGAAAAAACCAAAAAAGACAGTGTTAAATTTCAAGGTAGAATGTTAATGGCATGTATTACTGGATTGGAATTTTTAAATAATAAATTTGACCCATTTGATTTAAAATTAGATGGCTGGTCTGAACAATTAAACGAGAATATAGATGATTATGATGATATTTTTTCTGAATTACATGAAAAATATAAATCTAAAGCAAAAATGGCACCAGAATTGAAATTGTTATTTCAATTGGGTGGTTCAGCTGTAATGCTCCACATGACCAATAGTATGTTTAAGTCTTCTATACCTGGTATGGATGATATCATGCGACAAAATCCAGAGTTGATGAAACAATTTACACAAGCGGCAGTGAATACAATGGGACAACAACAACCTGGATTTGGTAATTTTATGAATGATGTAATGGGTGGTAGACAAGATGATCCTACTATTATACAACGAGGACCACCGCCCCCACCAGTATCAACAAAAAAAGAGCGTACATTAAATGCAAATCCAAATATGAAAAATATTTCTGTTAGTCAAATGAATATGAATGCCGGTGTAAGTGTTAATGACCAATTTTCAAAAACACATTCTCAACCTTTAAAATCTAAAAATAGAAATAAACGTCAAGAAATGAAAGGACCAAGTGACATCGATAATATATTATCAAGATTAAAAAGTAAAAAGGTTGATATGAAAAAAAATAAACCAAATAGTAGTACTATTAGTGTTGAAGATTTAAAAGAAATGTCTAATGTAAAAATGCCTAGAAAAAGTTCTAAAAAAAGGAGTAGTAGAAACACTATTAGTTTAGATATTTAATATATTTAATTATATAAATGTTAAAAAATATAATTAAACGTAACATATTACATAAAAACTCATTGAAACATATTCGTTTTTTTAATGATGAAAAATTACCATCTGTAAGAAGTAACAACAATTATATTGAAAATTATAATATTACTATCGGTTCAAAAAGTGAGTTAAAAGAAGACAGAATTAATGTAACCAAATGTAATTATAATTTAAATAAATATGATAATAGACCTAAAAAAAATAAATAAATATTATAATATTTTACAATATAAAATATTATACAATTATTATTATTATGAACAATTGTATAATATGCTTTAAAAATAAAAACGATATGATAGAATTGACATGTAACCATGAATTTTGTTTTAAATGTTTAAAAACAGGTGTATCAACATATAATTTAGAAAAATGTCCATTATGTAGACAAATAATAATTGATAAAGATATTATATATATTCAGAACTATAAAAAAAAAACAAATATAATTAAAAGAAATTATATTACAAGACACAGTACTTTAAATCATAAAAAAAAATATATAAATGAAAATTTGCGCAATTTAGCATTACAATTTAAATGGAATAACCATAATAGAAAAATAAATATTAAATACAATATAGGGATTTTAGAAGATATGTGCATTTTTATCTATAAAAATGCTTGGTATATAAAAAAAGATAATGAATTACAAGAAAACGACGAAGAGCATTATATTTATAGCATAATTCGTTGTGTAACAGGTTTTACAAAAACATATAAATGGAAAAATGGTAATATATGGCTTTATAAATTTAAAGAAGCCAAATTAATCGAATAATTCAATGATATTCAATGATATTCAATGATATTCAATGATATTCAATGATATTCAATGATATTCAATGATATTCAATGATATTCAATGATATACTATTATATATAGATAATATATAATGAATTCACAACAAATTCAACAATTTTGTAATTATTTAATTAATTTGGAAAACCGTGTTTCTAAATTAGAAAGCAATATGAAAAGAAAATCGACAATAAACGAAAATATATCTATTAAATTACACCCACAAAGTAATAATATTAAAAAATCAATGAATATGACAAGAAAAAACATGTTAAAATCATCAAAAAAAAAGTCAAGAAAAACCGGTCGTAAAGTAGGGAGATTTACAGTATATGATGATTAAATATAGATATCAACCTATTATTATATACAATATGAATAATATAAATAATATATAAAAAATGAATGTCATAACTGTTTTTACATGAGATACAATATTACGTAGAAAATTATTTGGTTCATTCATATTTTCATCTATATAATCATCATCAATGTCAATATTACCTGTTTGTTTACTTAACATGTTATATAAAGTATCAATAGGTTTAGGACATATTAAACATTTTTCACTTTCTTTTAACCATTCATTTAAACACGTAATATGAACAAAATAATTACAACTACAATCTTTTTTAACTGTAATATTATGTACATTATCAAACATAATATTATTTTTATCAAATACATCAAGACATATTATACAAGAATCCTCATTATTATACGTATCATTTATCTCCATTAAAAAATCATTATACAGTTTTTGAACAAATTCATTTGAAAAATCGATAATATGATTATTATCAATAATATTGTTTTGTAATTTAATCTCTATTTCATTAATGGCAATATTTTCTTGACTTTCATTAATATTATTTGAATGAAAAAAATATTCTGTTTCAGAATAATTTTCATTTGATGAAATATTTTCAAATGGATTAGTATTAGTATTAGTATTTGTATTAATTGGTACGAGATTCATTATATTAAATATATAATAATTATTATATATTTATTTAGCATAATTAATTAAAATACATTTAATATTTAAAAATTTTATTGATATATAAGTTATATGAATTATTCAAATCTTGCAGATTATATTCAATTAATGAATGAAAAAAAAGTTGATATTGAATCAACCATTAAAAAAGATGCCAAAGATGTTATTATTGTTGAAAAAAATATCAAAGAATTAAGGGAATATATGAAAAAATTAAAAGAAAAAATTAAAGAAAATGAAGAGAACATGGTATTGCTTCAAAAAACAATTTCAGAAACACAAACCGAGTTTAATAAAATTGTAAAATCAACCAATACACTTTTAACAACAGTTAAGGAACAACATCTTCCTAAATTTAAAATTATCATTGATAACAATGTTAAAAAAAACGAGAATCTAGAAAAAAACGAGAATCTAGAAAAAAACGAGATAAACACCGAAGTTAAAAATGAAATTGAATCATATAAAAACAGCTCACAATCACACGAAGAGTTAAATATTAATGTTGGTGAAAACGATAAAGACTTACCATCACTTTTTTCTAATAAGAAATTAAAAAAAGTTGAATTATTAAAACATTAAAATTGTTTATTTGTTTAAATTTAATAGTTAATTAATACTATTATATTATATGACCTCTAAAAATGAACAATATAAAACTTGTGATATAAAACTAACGACATTATGTAATAGGGAAAATATTTTATTACAAAAAGATAAAAAAACAAATACATTTTATATTGCATTTGAATGTGAAAATTCAAAAATAAATTTAAAAAAATTGATAAATTTAAAAATCTATAATATTTTATTTCAATTGAATAAAGACATCTTTGATAATATACATATTAATAAAATAAATAAGAATGAAGCTAATGTAATGTTTTTATTTAAATCAATTGGCAAAGAAGTTGGTATAAAAAAGAAATTTTTATATACAAAAACAAAAATTATTAAAAATAAGGAGAATAAATCTATATCTTTTATTACAAACGATGAAGAATATAATTTAGATAAAAATATAAGTTCAAAATATGATAAAATAGAAACAAAATACGAAAATTTGTTTATTAAAAAAATAAATAAACACAAAATTCAATTACAGTACATGTTTAATTATGACATCAAAGAAGAATTACCCATATATATGGAAAATGTAATGGGGTTTATGATGAAAAAAATATTTTTTCGGCTTAAAAACTTTATTGAAAATTTAACCAGTTTAAATTAATAAATATATATCTATCTATTTATTAATTATGAATAAGCACTTACTATTATTTAAAACAAAATTATTACTATTATATGAATATTGCAAGTATAAAATTACAGGCAACATTAACTATATGATACGGAATGTAGCAACAAGTTTAGCAAATGATAATTTATTTTATATAAAAATATTACAGGCCCTATCTAGTAACTCTGAATTACTAGACAATGAAACAATTGATTATTTATCAACATACACAGATAATGTACCATACCACGACTCTGAGTTAAAGGTTGATTTATTTGATTCTATAAAAAACATAAGTAATAAATATAATGATAAATTTATTATTAAAAATAAAACACCAATAAAGTCGGGTTTAATATCTGTTATATACGAAGGGGTATTAAATGATAAAAAAGTAATTATAAAAGTGAAAAGAAAAAATATATTGGATAAACTAACTTCTGCTTTGAATGATATTGAATATGTTATAAATGATATAAGTAATTATAATATTTGTAAGAACTTACAATTGAATAAAATTTTTAATGAAAATAAAGAATTAATGATAATTCAAAGTGATTTTGTACAAGAAGCTAAAAATATTGATATGATATATAAAGCAAATAAAAATATAGATTATATCATTGTTCCAAAATTATATGAAAATTATACACATAGTGATAATGATATAATTGTTATGGATTATATTGAAGGTGAAACATTAAATAATATTAAAAATATAGATAAAGATAAATACTCTTATTTATTAGCAAAATTTGGACTAAAATGCATTATGTATGATAGAGTATACCATGGTGATTTGCACCAAGGCAATATGTTATTTATTAAAGAACCAATTTCTAAAAATAATAAATCATATTATAAACATAAATTAGGTATTATTGATTTTGGCATAGTAGGAACATTGAGTAAAGAAGAGCAAAATACATATTATAATTTTTTTAATAAATTTTTTTATAATAAATTTCAAGAATGTTCAAAATATATTTTAGAAGTTTTAGTAGAACCAAAGAATATTATCGATAGATTGGATGAAAATGATAAAAAATCTTTAGTTAACGATATAGTTAATATTTTAGAAACAAATTGTAAAGAAACAAAATCATTTGGTGTCGGTGAAATAACTTATGTAAATAAATTATTAAACAAATTTGATTTATCTTTATCAAAATCATTTTGCAAAATAGAACTTGCAATGGCAATATTTGATAATACAGCACAAAAATTAAGTTACAATACAACATATGTTGAAAACTTTGAAAAAGCGATAAAAGAAATGTTTCCTGATACGAATGATTATACAATAAATACAACCCATGAAAGTATTGATGTTAAGGTATATTTATCTGATGATGATTCAAATAGTGATGATGATTCAAATAGTGATGATGATTCAAATAGTGATGATGATTCAAATAGTGATGATGATTCAAATAGTGGTTCGTGAATTTCATATATATTTATTAAAATAGTAGAATAATATATATATAC